CAACAGACTGTAGTCCACCAGCTAAACCTTTAGTTAAATTAGGCGCATCACCACCAGCCTCCATACGTTGTTCCGCAGGAGTTGCTTTAATACCTTGAACTGTTTGTCTGAGACGATTTGCCATAATGGTAGATACTTCCCCTATCTTTCTCCACTACTTAATTTCAATACTATATCACACAGTTAAATTTTATACAACTCATACATATTTAAAAATATAATCCTGAACTGTTTTACCTACACAGGTCATACCTAAATCTTTACAGATGTAGTCTGCTATCTCTTGCCTAGAGATACCAAAGCTTTCACAGTTGTTTTTAATTTCTATATTGATTACTGGCTTTGTTCGTTTAATTGTATCTACTGCTCCTTTGAGAAACTGTAGTTCAAAGCCTTCTACATCAACCTTGAGATAGTCTACATTCTCAAAGTCAAAGCTATCTAGTGTACGCATCTCTGCAGTATACTCAGCATTCTCTGCAGCGATAGATGCTGTGCCACTATTGCCTTCAGTTACATAGCCTAGCGATATTTCTTTTTCATACTTATCGCCTAATGCACAATCATAAATTCTAAATTCATTCTTTGATTGATAAAGGTTCTCATTAAGACAATCTCTATGCTCTTTGATTGGTTCAAAGCAAATTGTCATATCAAACATATTTACTAGATCAACAGCCCATGTACCTACGTGTGCACCAACATCAATAGCTGTGCCGTAGTTATCTACAAAGCCTAGACTGTGAAACCTGTGTGGCTTTTGATATTCTTCACCATCAAAGTGATTATCTTTTGTTGGAAAGTAAAACTTATTTCTTTTTTCTAGTAGTGCAGATGACATTGTTATACCCTTCTTCTTGTTGTCATTTCACTAGTATTATCACTAAACTCTCCAGTATGCAACTCTTTTCTGTCGTCGTGGACTATCATCATCTTCCCAATCAGCATCTTCCATATGCTCAATGCGCCAACTCTCTTTCAAGTATAACGCAGCCATAGTCAGGGCATCTACTTGGTCATCGTGTGGTGCATAAGGAAAGGTTGTTACTTCCTCTGCTAGTTCGTCTGACCATTGTTTGTAAGATGGTAGGTATATTCTTCCTGATTCAAAGAGAGGCGTAATAGCGTTAAGCCTAGAGGTTTTGTCTTTGTCTGGGGTATACTCTAGCACTGGCAGTCCCGCACGGCGCATATCCTGAATCAGAGATTGTCCGCTCGCTTTTTTTTCTACCAAGCAAACATCCGGCCTGTGAGTTTTAAACTGTTCCTGCGCGATCCTCCGTAGGTCTGGATACTCGTATCTTCCTCTCTTACTACCTAGTAGTATCATGTTGGCTACGACCTGCTCCGTTCCGGTATCTTCGTCTTCATATATAGAGTGGAATATACCCCATGTCTGTATCACGCTAAAGTCTGCCGTGTTACTCGTAGAAAAGGCTGTATCATACGTTTGTAATATAAACTCACAAGAGGGTGGCTCGTCATACTCCCACCACTCAATCCAATCTTTTTTGACAATGCCACCTTCATCAGGTGTTGGATTCTGCATGTAGAGACTGTCCCAGTACTTAGACCCGTTGGTAGCACGTATCTCCATTTCATCTAGACGTAGTACATCATCACTCTTCCACTCAGGGAAGTATGACGTGCCTACAGGTAGACCCAGCAGATCAGACGACTCTTCGTCCACCCAAGCTGGAATAGACACAACATGCCATCTCTCAGAAGGTTTGAGATGCCAATCCATCTTCTCTTCTTGCTTGAGTAGCCAACCGCATAGGTCATCGTAATGGTATCGAGTGTTAATGATAATGATCTTACCGTCTGGCATGAGACGTGTGCGTAGACCTGAAGGATACCATTCCTTGATGTATCTTCTACCTGCTGCACTGATAGCATCTTCTTCCGACATAGCATCGTCAAGAATAGCTATGTGTGCACCACGTCCTGCAATCTGTGAACGTACACCTGCAGCATAGTAGGAACCACCACCACTAGTCTTCCACTTACCTGCTGCACGTACATCCTGCCGTAGCAACACTCCGTTAAATACCCTCTGAAAGTCTTCCTCACTAACTAGATCACGAACGGACCTACCAAAGTCACTAGCTAGTTGATCAGAGTGACTGATAGACATTATCTCGTGATTATGATGTTTACCTATGTACCATGCAGGAAATAGCTTGGAACAGACAACAGACTTAGATGAACGAGGTGGTAGAAAGACCATAAGCCTTTTGATGTTACCATCTTCTACTTGTTGTAATTTATCTGCTAATACTTCAATGTGTTTACCCATCTTAAAGTCGGAGACAAGAAGAGGAGCAAACTTCTTGATAAAAGACAAAAAGTCACCATTAGCTTCTCTGTATTCTAGTTCTTTGAGATTATTTCTCATAGACAAAAGAATATTAAAGTTTATTTCTTTCTGTTCTTCTTCTTTTAATACTGTTGCCATAATGTCACACTTAATGTAATTTCACATTTATTTTTAATTATTTGATTTTAATATAGCACACCCCTCTTGTGAAGACAAGAAAAACATGCTACCCTTATCCTAAGATTACGAAGAAGCTTATATATAGTTATATATAGTATATAATAAAGATATATAAAGTAATACTAAGTAAGTATATAGTAGTATATAGATAGTCTAAGATGACGATTAGTCATCGTCGTAGTAGCGAAGCTAGTCTTTGACATAGCGAAGCTGTTTGATTAGCAAGCCTAGTTATTTTTTATATTTTATACCCCCCACCCCCTATGCAAAATAAAGCAAGGGGGTGTTTTTGTATGTAGACTGTTGCATATTTGTCACAGTATTGTATTTTATGAGCAAGCCTTTTTATTTTTGGTCAGTATATGGCAGGTGTGTCTCATATGCAATGCGTAGCGGCGTAGTTTTTCCGGTGGGGTACACATGAGAATGATTCGCATCTAGCGAGATTCTTTGGAATGATTCTAATTCTCACTTGGAATTGCAAATGGTTCTTAATTGCATTCCAAAGTTTCAGCGGGTCTAATTGAGAATGATTCTTAATTACATTCTAGACTAGCGAAAGGTCTAGTTGCGAATGATTCTTAGTTACATTCCAGACTACCCCGCCCCTACTTGCAAGTCATTCTCATTCTTAATAAGAATATCTTGTGGCATTATTGCAACACATCCCAAGTATTTCCGCCATTTCCAAAAACTTGGCACGATTATTGCATTAGCAAAATCCGTGCCATTTGATGAATATGTTGCAGTGCAATATATTCTAATTAAGAATCATTCCTATCTAGAAATAAATCCATAAGTCATTGAAATATATAGGTTTTTTCTATTACTTAGATATCTATGTAAATTGTGCAATGCAATATCGCCATTGTGCGTTGCACACACCCTCATCAATCAATAAAAAAGCCTTATAAATCAATGACTTATAAATAGTTAGATTTTAGTCTATTTTTTTATTTTTTATTTTATTATAATCAGGGCAACCGCTTCACCTATGCGGTTTTTAAATCAAACCTCTGGTATACACTGTATACCGTAACAGACAAGGAAACGATACAATGCCATTCGATAGCACCGAAATTCAGAACCGCGCCGCACTAGTTGAAACGGTTTCCGCCATCGTGAAAGTATTCGATAAAGCCGCGAAAGCCTCCGACAAAGCCGCAGACAATAAAGCCGCCGCATGCGACGACATACTTTCCACCTTCCGCGTCGCATTGAACGAATACGATTTACCGCCGTTCTATTTCTGGATGGATGTTTGCGAGGCTAACGGATATGCATATACGCGCCTTGACCCGGCGACTGGTAAAACCACTAAGGTGGAAGGTGCAAAGCCTCACAACACGTTGAAGAACGTCGCTAGCCAGATTAAGAAATATTTCGAGAATAACGGAAACCTCGAAATTGCGACCTATACCGAATTACGCAAAGCGAATGCGCCAGCGCCAAAAGATGCATGGGACAAGGCTATGGATGCATTGTCGAAGCTTTCCGATGAAGAAATTGAGATGATACGTAAAAGCTTGAACGAAACGGCGGAAGCTTGAATATACACTGTATACCGGGGGGCGTCATGCCTCCCGGTTTACTTTTTTTTTGTGTCAATACGGTCATACGGACCGACCGAACGGAACGGGACAGAGAACATGACGCTAGCATACAATCCCAAAACGCAACGCATGACGTACAAAAAGTGTCCTATCGGGACGCTTGAACCGCAACCTGACGGTACTTTTCGCGTGACTGACGTTCGCGGACGTGACGTTGTCTATCCATCGCGTGACGATGCACACAACCATTTTACCCGCTTCATGTCATGGGACAATTACATCAAGCACACCCCCCTCCCCCCTTCGCGTTTGATCCGCAAGAATGCTGAACTGCGCCAACGTTTCGCCCTAACTTAGAATATACACTGTATACTGAAAGGAAAGAATAAAATGTTTGTAACCGATGCAAGTATCCGACGTTACCTTATGCTACAAAAACAAACGCAACCCGATGCACCGCCTAAACTATGGGATGAATATAGCATCTATGTCTGGTGCGTTGCGAAGGACGAACAACCGAAGACGTTTAACCAATGGCTGGAGGATTGAACTATGCATACGTACATAATAAATGTCGCACGAGATACTGGTAAACGTCAATTCAATGACCAGAATGAGATACTCTACCAGCATTATTTTAGGATCGAACTGGACACAAGGTATACTGAATCGCAGGCTCAAGAGATAGCTACAGATATTTTAGAACGGTTCCCTGTTAAAGATGGATTTAATGTGTCCATGACAAAATGGACTGTTCCCGTAGGACATGATGTAAAAATTAAGGATTGAAACATGTTCAAGACAATTCGAGTGACGTGCATAATCCTGATGTTTGCCGCTGTACTTGTCGGACTGTATGGATTTTGTTTTGAACAATGGGATGTATTCCCTCTCACATTTGGAATCCCCTTTGCTGTAATGGCATTGGGAGCATGGATAACGGAGGCTTGCGAATAATGTTTAAACAGCACCAACCACAAATCTCACAGTACGCTTGTAAATCCCCTGACAATATGTGCCGTGTGATTGACATGGTATTGCTGTCAATACAGCAACCTTGGCACAATGTAGGCAACATGCTCAAAGATGTAGACGAGAAAGGATCGGAGAGTAGTTTTTTATTCGGCTCTAAACGTCCCGGCTTTGAATATGTACGTCACAACAAACAGTCATTATACAATACCATCTTTTACGAGAACATGACACAAGAAGAACGATTGCTGACTATTGCGGGTACGCCGGGACTAGGCTTGCCAAAAGCAGGTTTTGTTCTACAGCTATGTATTGGTGAGGCTGGCTGTCTGGACGTACACAATCTAAATCGTTTCGACCTATCACCCAATACCTTCAAACTTGGAAAGGTAAAATATGATACAGCCCTGAAGAAAGCTAGGTTCTATCTTCAAACGATAGAAAACTTGGGCGGATGCGAGTACCTTTGGGATAGCTGGTGTGAGTTTATGGCTGACAAATATCCCAAGCGTTTCCCTGATGCTGATTATGTATCACAACTACATGTAGACTTTGTAGTAGAGTAAATTACAATATACACTGTATACCCTAACCCTTAGAAGGAACCTGAACTATGACTATCAACACTGACAACATCAAATACATCGGTGGACGCAACCTGTGCCGTGACGAAGAACTGGATCGTAAGATTTGGGACAACATCCCCCACGGTAAAATCACGTGGATGGAAAACAATCTTATTCTTAACATGGCAAAAAGTAGGAAGGCTAAATATGGTGGACTGCTGCGAGAAAACCAGCACATCTGCTGGCACATCGTGCTACAGCGTGTGATTTATGAACGTAACCGTAAAGGTTATTCTTGGGTAGACAAGGTGGCAGCGTAATGCAAGATTGGCGTATGTGGTGTGAGATTCTGGCGGAGTGTCGTCAGTCTCTCACACCCTCGTCTTGGACAAAACAGGTTCAAGATATTTATTCGGAATGTAAACAATACAACCCTAAGTTATCCTATAACATCTTCATGGAGAATATAAATGGTAAAAGTGACGATACATTGTAATGCCTGTGAGGGTTATGGTTATTATGATTCCTCTGACATGTCTTCTAACAAAACAATCCCATGCTACGAGTGTGATGGAACCGGAGTGAGAGAAATTATTGACAGCATGTGCTATAACGCTGTTGAGGCAATGCAGGACTATCCAGACTGGATTGAGATAGACACGATCAAAAATTATTCTTCCTACATCAGAGGTGATTAAAATGTCTAACGAATGGAATGAAAGGCTCTTGGAAAGCTTGTATGAGGAGGCTTACGACGAACTTGTAGCTGATGGTATGGATGAAAAAGAAGCAGAAATACATGCTGCTGATCTAGCAATCGCTCGTTATCAAGAGATGTAAGTATGAAAACAAAATATGCTGAAGCATTTATGAAAACAGCGTACAACTTTTCAGAACTTAGTCATGCTGTTCGTCTGAAGGTAGGGTGTGTCATTGTAAAAGATAATAGAATTATTTCTATTGGATACAATGGTACACCCTCTGGATGGGACAATGAATGCGAACGTAAAGTTTTATTTCACCCTGACACAAGAAAACAGCTAACACAACCCACGCTTGTGACACGAGACGAGGTTTTACATGCAGAAACTAATGCGATAGCTAAGTTGGCAAGGTCGTATGAGAGTGGCAGAGACGCAACGCTGTTTACTACCCATGCCCCTTGCCTACAATGTGCGAAGCTGATATATCAGTCGGGGATTGCAGAGGTTATCTTTGCAGAAGAATACAGAGACTTTGACGGTATATCTTTTCTAAATATGTGTGGTGTTAAGACCAATCAACTCAAACTTGAAGGAGAAGCGTAATGTCTAACGAAGTAAAGAAATATAGGTGGAACTTTCACAATGAAGTTGAGTATACCCTAGAAGAATATATTAGTAAAGTAAATGAACTTGTGTATAGTGCTATCACTCAAATGCAAGAGTGTGATGGCGACTTGTTCATGTCTGAATATCGAAAACTTATTGACGGTGCATATAAGCTAGATTATCTTAATGATCAAATGGGGGATGAAGGAGAATAACAATGAATATATTCTATCTACACGAAAACCCTAAGACCTGTGCTGAGATGCACTGCGACAAGCACGTAGTTAAGATGATCCTTGAATATGCACAGCTATTGTCTACTGCCCATCATGTTATTGATGGTGTCCCTACAATTGACTGCTACAAGATGACGCACAAGAATCACCCGTCAGCTATATGGGCTAGAGAAAACAGTAGTAATTATATATGGTTAGTAGAACTTCTTGATAATCTACTTATGGAATATACCTTCAGGTATGGTAAAAAACATAAGACAGAGAGGAGCGGTATATTTACTAACCTTTGTAGGTTTCCTTATGGACTGAAGGATGGTGAATTTACGCAGCCACCTCAGTGTATGGATGACTACTGTAAGGTTGAAGGTAATTCCATTATGGCTTATCGTAATTATTATATCAAAGAAAAATCTTACATGGCACGTTGGAAGTTTACACAAAAACCTATTTGGTATACAATCGGTATGGCCTGTGAAATGAAAGGAGCAGCATGACAATTAAGAAATACACAGAGTACTCTTATGCCATCGTTAAAGGAGGTTCAGAAGGAGAACTTAAACTAGTAACGTATTCTAGATTTAATGATCTATCTTACTTAGATAAGATGGCTCTTGTAGAGGACTTAAAAAAAGAAGTTAATAATTTATATAGATTAGTAGTAAAAGAACAGCTTAACAAAGGACAAAAGGAGTTAGACCTATGAACGGTATGCGTATTCACAATGTCTCTGACATTAAGATTCAGAAAGTTTATCACGACTGCGGCCAATGGTATGACGTAACCTGCACTGAGGCAGACGGTAAGAAAACGCAGTTTACTTTATTCACTAAGGACGATACAAATCTGGAGTTTCTTCCTGATGATAAAAGTTGAGCCAATGACAGCAATTAAGAATGCAGATTTTATTCTTGACATACTAAGTGAGTTGAGATTAAATGGTGTAGTTAGAATGAGTAATGGAAACGAGATAACAGAGGCAGTGAAGTTCTTTGAAAAGATGCGAGAAGTAGCTTACAAAGAACTATCACTGGATTATTAGAACAATGAATGCAATGTACGATTCACTAACTGAAATAGCAACTGAATCAAACTAGGAGAAGTGAAAATGGAAAACCTGCTTAATACTACTGATCGTGAAATTTTCTTTAACGTCTACGAACAGGCTGTCATATCTCATGACAATCGTTTTGTGGCTGAAGATAAGAAGATGCTTATTCGTACAAGTGACGATGGAGACAAGTATCTGAACGTAGTCAATGATAAGTATCGTGTAGTTGAAAATAGAGAAGTTCTTGTACCTCTACAGACACAGATGATTAACTACTTTGATCCTCTCGTTCTGGAAGATGTAAAGATTAAAGATACTATCTCTGCTAATGGTAACGTCTGCTATGCAGAGTATATCTTTCCCAAACTGAAGCATGGTATTGAAACATCTACAGGACATAAGACTGAGTTTGGTCTTCGTTTTGTAATGAAGAATACCTTTGATGGTAAAGGCAGTGTAACTATGTGGTCAGGTCTTATTGACTTCTTCTGCACCAATGGTACAGTAACAGGTCAGTATGATATTACTCGTAAGCGTCACAGCCGTAACTTCAATACTGATGGTTTTATCAGTGCCTTTGAAATGTCTATGACTACTCACAAAAATGCTGTTGAACGGTATCAGCGTTATGCTGACACTAAGGTAGGTTCCTCTACCAAGGTGCAGCAGTTGTTTGATAAGCTGACAAAAACCAATCGTGAGGATCAGAAGCGTAGCGGAGGATTGTCTGATCGTCTTTTCTCTCAGTGGATTGACGAGGTACGTGTAAGAGGCAACAACCTCTTTGCTGTACAGTCAGCTATGACGCATTATGCATCGCATGGTGACGATGGTCGCTTTGACTTGACCAAGGCTGGTGACGGTGGTACACTGTACAAGCGTGGTGACGAAGTTACGAAGTGGCTTCGCTCTAATACGTGGAACGATTTTGTATCGGAAGTTGCTGCGTAATCTTAAACCTTTAATAGGAGAAAGTTATGCGTCGTTATAATTATAAGAACCATAGTGAAATTCCACCATACATGGCTGATTATCTTACAGATGTTGTTGGAACCGCTGAAACGGTAGAGGAAGTACCCCTCAATCAAATCAACGACTTTCTTAATGGTCTTGAAGAATGGTATGAAGATGATGTTGAAATACTTGACAGCACCTCTACCATGACAATGCACTAACAACCTATGAAAGGAACGGCGGGATA